ATGTACTCCGCTCCATCGCTATCCGTCCAGAACTCCCAGTTTTGAAGGAAGTAGGCGGTTTCGTTCTGTAATTCCAGCACGCCGTTCTTTTCGCGCCATATCTCGAAGATGTCACCGACCGAGAATTGATCGTATTGCATCAATCCGCGCGGTATCTCAACCACCAACCCGCCGATAGCGTTCTGACTCTTGATATACTCAAGGCTGTTGAACGCCTGAATTACGCCTTTTCTGACTCCCTCGTGCGTGTACCAGACAAGTTCATATCTCATTATAGCAGCGCTCCATCCAGCCCCCAAAATTGCGGTGTCCAAGAAATCCACGCGCCAGAGTTGGAGTCCGTGCCGGTCATGTACAGCGAGAGCGCGTTTCTGCCCGGTCTCAAGTAAAAGTCGCCGTAATCCGAGCTAGCGACAATATAGCGCATCAAGTTTCCTCTGCCCTTCCAGTTGCTCATGAATATCAAGTTGAGCGGGTCGAACCAGAGATTGGCATACTCGCCTGCCTGAAGCGTCAGCCCGTTAAACGCGATGGTCTTGCCAGTGCTATGATTCGCAATTGATTTCAGCGTGCCCGGCCCGTGAACTTGCATGAACGGGTAGGTGTTGGCACTCGCGCTTGCCACGCCGATTTCGTAAACTCGGTCTGAGACAATTCCGCATTCCGCATTCTCGTCCGGGTCTTCGCCTTTGGTTGAGAACGCCCCGCCGATGTAGAGTGAGCCGTCTGAAGCGGGTAGGATTGTTTTAGCCACAGCGGTTCCCGGCAGGTTGATATCCAGCGGTTGCCATGCTCCGTTAGACCAAACAGCCACGCGGTCTGTCAAAGTTAGTCCACCTGCGGTGGTAAAATAACCAGCCGCATAGACTCTTCCAGAATTGATAGCAATATCGGTGACAGTTGCATTTGTTCCAGTCCCCAGCGACTCCCATTTTGAACCAGACCACTTCGCGATGTAATCTGCGCCAGCGTTGCCGCCTGCATTTGTGAACGCGCCGCCCACATAAAGCCAACCAGTTGCGCCAAAAGCGAGCGCATAGACCTTCTCGTTTAAATCCGTGTTTGTGCCTAACACCGAAAAGGATGAACCATTCCATCTGCATAAATAAGGGTAAGCGGTGTCGGTAAACTCGCCACCAATTATCAAGTTACCTGATGGCGAAAAATCCATTGACCAAACATAACTATTCAAGCCAGTAGAAAGAGCACTCCACGTAGTTCCATTCCACTTTGCGATGTGGTTTGTGTTAGCCACGCCTCCAGCACTTGTGAATAAGCCACCTGCATACACATTGCCATTTGAATCAATCGCAATAGTTTGTGGCGTTCCATTTACTCCTGTTCCAAGTGCACTGACAGTCGGAGTGCCATTTAGGTCTGTGATCTTGACAATGCGGTCACCCGCGGCGCTGCCTAAATCAGTAAAATTCCCACCGATGTATAGATCGCCATTTGCATCAAAAGCCATGCATGTGATATAAGAATTTATCCCCGCGACAACCGCTTCCCACGCCTCACTTATCGGATTCCAACGCGCCAGATAATCTGCGTTTGTTACTCCACCTGCATCTGTAAAGTTGCCCCCCACATAAATCTTGCCGTCCGGCGCTTCCGCCATGCAATAGACATAGCCATTCAGCCCCGTAATCAAGCTCGCATACGCACTGCCAGTCCACTTGCACCAGTTCCCGTCCTTGTCCCTCTTGACGATAAACTCAGCCGGGAAGTCGGCTTCCCAATCCAGCTCCGCGCCGTCGTTGTACGCGCCCTGAAGCAAGCCGGAGGGAATAGTGAAGTTCAAGACGTCCTTCTGGAATACTGGCAAGCTTGGTGTATCAGTATGGCTTGGCTGAAATACGCAAACAATATCTATCGGATTTGTAGCTTCATTGCCATTAGAATCAAAACCTTGATAGCGGATAACGCGCCGTTCATCCGCCCGCCCGGACATAAAATCTGGTCTCAAAGCATCAATAATCACTTTGCGGTTGGCTTGTAAATCGCCCTGATTGTCGCCAGTATAAGCGAGCACCATACTAAAATTTCTGCTCTTCCGAATGTGGGTCTGGTACATATCGCCGCCGCTGGTCATCTTGGTCATAATCTGATTCCAGTCACCCATGCCTAAACCGTGGACTGAAAGTATTCTTGCATAGTCGCTTATATCAAGTAATACTCCGCCCAAGCCACTCTCGCCTGTGCGGTAAGTGGTCGAATTGCGCGCGCTGCCTTCCCAGCGGCAACCCTCAGCGTATCCGTGCATGAGCGTGGTCGGAACGAAGGTATTCTCGAACTGCACGCCGTCCACGTAGAACGGGTCGGTGGATGCAACCGCCGGTCTGTAAACATAAACGCGATAATTCGTTGCCGTTTCATCCGCTAACCATGATACAGACTCTCTCTGCCAATATCCCGTTGCCGTAAAGATCGTGGTTGCCTTTGCCACACCGGCTGCGGTCGCAATGAAAACGCTCATCGTTTGTCCTGCCACACCCTTCACGTCCGCACTGAATGTGCAATACGATCCCTTTGTTACCGTCAGCCCACGATGGTAGTACGCGCCTGAATTCACGCCAGTAACTGGGTTCACCTTCATGCAATAAGCGCCGTGACGCTGTTCGTCCGCACTCAGCTCAAGCGTTACGCCAGTTGCATTGATCGCCCAATCTTCCTTGCCGTCTGGAGGATCGAATCTTGGATTGATGATATAGTTCCTGCCGGTTGCAGGCTTGATAATCCAGAATTTCATTCGTTCCAAAGTAGGTGCTGTCATTATGTACCCCACGCTTCCATTAGTTCAAATGCCATTTTCACATCTCCTGCGTTTGCTGTTGTAGGCATGGATAAGTTGTAATTATTCGTCACCACAGAGCCAGCACCACCACTATTCAAGCTACTCGCGTAGTCTCCAATTTTATGGTTAGGGATAATCTGTCCATCTGTGTTCGGTACGAATATTTCAGGACCCTTCTCACCTACAATGTAAACATTCTTTCTGGCTACATCACCACCTTCAGCCCTGAACATAGCCGTAACATTACCGGCTACCGCATTGACCGTGATAGTAGCCGTCCTGTTCTTCGCAAGTCCATCAATCGTAGATTTTACTGCTTCTTCACCACTCAATATCGCTTCAATTGCAGCAATCTTCTCTGCAATAGTCATGTCGTCAATAGCTAATATAGCCATCATCGCATCATAATTATCAACTGAAATCTCGCCTGTCTTTGGGTCGAGTTCCAGTAAATTCATCAACTTGATACTATCGCCATAACTCTGATAAGCAGCGTCCGCTCCTGCTTGCGTCATCTGACCCATAGCAACCGCTGTATCGAAGAACAGTTTCGCTTCTGCTTCCGTAACACCGCCAATTGCAATGGTCGCCTGAAGCATACTCAATGCGGCTTGCGCTGCCATTGTTTCTAACGCACCATTCAAAGCCTCGACTTCAGCAGTTAGGTTATCTAAGTCTTCTTGCGTACCCTTTGCCGCATTCCCGACATCGGCAATTCCATCGCCATTCACATCAATCTGTGACATGAGAGTCATCTTCTCATTGATTTGCTTCTGTATCTGGTCGTAGTTCTGCGCATACGAAATCATCCCAGAGAAGTTGGCGGTCATTGATTTTATGCCAGCAGCTTCAGTAGCGATTTGGTTCATTACTTCCATTTCTAAAGCGGCTTGTTCAAGTTCTTCTGCTGTCTGGGCTACAACTACAGCGCCATTACCATACACTCGCAATAATTCCGTGACTGAATTAGCACTTTGTGCAGCGGCTGTTGAATTTTGTCCGAAACCTTTTTCAGAGTTGTATAATTCCTCCGTTACATTACCGATTTCTATTCCCGCAGCCGCCATCATTTCTGTATAGTTTTTGTATGAAGTAGATGCGTCAAATATAGCCATTATCTGGTCATTTTGAGCATTAGTAACATTACTTACTTTCGTTGGCAATGACGACAATGCTTGGTCTAAACTTATGTATCCTCTATCAATGTCCGCAACTAATTGATTGTATGTAGGCATATCAATTATTCCGCTTCTTACTGCATCGGCTAATTGTGCCATTCCTTGATTGGTTTTCTTGGTAGACTCAGCAAGGTCATTATTGTGTTTACTTAGTAGTACAATTTCTACTCCTATAGCAGCTAAACCAATAGCAATAGGTCCTAAAGCTGCTGATGCTGCAGATGATCTGGGGGCTCTACCCCA